ATAGCTGCAATTAAAGATGAAGGCGATAGAGCAAAAGAAGAAAGATTAGCTAAACTTGATAAGGATTTAAGAGAATTAGAAGAAGATAAGAATTTTATAAAATTATCAGAAACTGAAAAGACTGAAATAAGAAATCAGTTAAAACAAACTGCAGAAGATGATTTAACCGATATAGAAATAGCTGAAGAAGAAAAAAGATTAGATAAGAAATTAAGATTATTAGAATTAAACGGGCAAGCGTTAATTAAAGGAACTGAATCATATTATAATAATAGAAAAGAACTTATTAATGAATCAGAGAAAAAAGAATTATTAGAACTACAAGATCAATATAATCAAAAGAAATTAACGCAAGAGGAATTTGAAAAAGCAACAACTGCTATTCAAGCTAAATATGCTGCACAAGTTAAGCAACTTAATAAAGAAAAATTAAACGAATATTTAGGTTATGCAACAGCTACATTAAGTGCAATAAATAATATATTTTCTGCAGCAAGTAAAGTAAACCAAATGCAGCTTGACGCAGACCTTAAAAAAGTAAAAGGTAATGCAGTAGAAGAAGAAAAACTTAGAAAGAAAGCCTTTGAGCAAAATAAGAAAACACAAATTGCGCAAGCTATTATTGGAACATTACAAGCAGCAGTTCAGGCTTATCAATCTCTTGCAATTATTCCAATAGTTGGACCGGTTTTAGGTGCTGTTGCAGCAGCAGCAGCATTAGTGTTTGGATATAAACAAGTTGCTTTAATTAAAGCTCAAAACTATGAGTCTGCTTCAGAGGGTAATGTTGCTGCGCCTGATTTAAGTGGCGGAGGTGGTGGTATTCCAAGTACAGGAGGCGGTGATATGGGCGGCGCTTTACCTGATACGGGTGGAGGCGGAGCACCTAATACCGGAGGTGGTGGAGGCGGCGGATCTACCGGTGGTGGCGGTGGAGGTGGCGGATCTGTTCGCGCTTATGTTATTCAAAGCGATATTAATAACGCACAACAAAGAGAGCAAGAAATTGAAAATAGAGCAAGATTTCAATAAACGATAAATATATAAATAAAAACTATTTAAGAATATGAATACAGAATTACCAATATATATGTTAGACATTACTGATAATATCGAAGACGATTCACAAGTCGACTTTATTGCATTAGTAGATCGTCCTGCAATTCAAAAGAATTGGAACGCATTTAATAAAAGCCAAAAATTTGAAGTTACAAATGAAGATCGTCGTATTATTTCGGGCGCTATTATGTTGGCTGATACGCCTATTTTTAGGAGTGATGCTACTTATGGCGACTATTATGTGGCTTTTAGTGCGGATACTATTCTTAAAATTGTACAAAAGTTTTTTAAAAAAGGATTCCAAAGTAACGTCAATTTAATGCATAATTCAAATATGCAATTCGAAGGCGTTACATTATTTGAAAGTTTTATTTCCGATCCTTCGCGTGGTATTATGCCAATGAAAGGATTTGAAGATGCGCCGGTAGGTAGTTGGTTTGGTTCTATGATCGTAGACAATGAAGATGCTTGGGCGAAAGTAAAGAATGGTGATATTATGGGCTTTAGCGTTGAGGGGTTATTTAACTACAAACCTAAGGAAGTAAACAAGGTTGCGTCTATGGTAGATGCTATTAAAAAAATATTATCACAAGTTAAGTGATAAACATTTCATTTTTTAACTATATAATAAAAAAAGTATGAACGCACAGGAAGCAATTTTAAAAATTAAGGCTTTGTTTGAGGACAACGCTGCGCCTGTTGAGGAAGTGCAAGCTGAAGAAACTAAGGTTGATGAAACTAAGGTTGAGATGGCTGAATATTCTTTAATGGACGGAACTAAGGTTGAGATTTCAGCTTTGGAAATTGGCGGTTCTGTTACTATCGAAGGTCAGCCTGCACCTGCAGGGGATCACGAATTAATGGACGGCACAGAAATTACCTTAGATGAAAACGGAATTATCGTTGAAATCGAAAGTAAAGAAGTAGTAGCAACACCCGAAGTAGATACAGAGGTTGAAGCTAAAAAAGAAGAAGACAAAAAGATGGCGGAAATGGCAGAACAATTTGAAGCAAAAATTGCCGAATTAGTTGAAGCTAAAAACGTATCTGATGTAAAAGTTTTGGAATTAGAAAATAAAATTAAGCAAGGGTTTGCACAAGTAGCTGAATTAATCGAAGCACTTTCAAATACACCAAGCGAAGATCCAATTCAAAAGCCAAATAGTTTTAATTCATTTGTAAATACAAGTGATATTAAAGGTCAAAGATTAGAGAAATATAGACAAGCAATTTTAAACACTAAAAATTAATAAAAATGGCATTTAACGTAGACGCATTAGCCGCATACACAGAGCAAAATGAAGCCTTATTGGTAACTGATTCTGTATTAGGCGCAAAGACTGCATCTTTAATTAAGAGCGCAGGTAACGTTATGGTTGGCGTAAAGTCAGCTGAAACGATTAACATTATGGACACAGACGCAATATTTCAAGCAGGCGGAAGCTGCGGATTTACTGCATCAGGTTCAACAACTTTTACTCAAAGAACAGTAACAGTTGGTAAGATTAAAGTAAATGAAGCACTTTGTCCTAAAGACTTAGAAGCGAAGTATTTACAAAAAGCATTACCTACAGGATCAATGTATGATTCTATTCCTTTTGAGCAAGAGTTTGCTGATAAGAAAGCGAAGACTATTGCTGCTCAATTAGAAACTGCTTTATGGCAGGGTGATACTTCAAGTGTAAACGTAAACTTAAATAAGTTTGACGGATTAGTAAAATTGATCGGTGCTGCTTCAGGTGTTGTTGCTGCAAATGCTTCTACTTATATTAGTGGTGCGCCTTTGAGTACAATTACTGCTGCAAACGTAATCAGTATTTTTGATGGTGTATACGCTGCAATCCCTGCGCAAGTAGTTGCTGCTGACGATATGACTATCTTCTGTGGTCAAGATACTTTCAGAACTTACACTATTGCATTAAAGAACGCTAACCAATTCCATTATTCAATTGATGTAAAAGCTGATAGCGAATTTATCTTGCCGGGCACTCCTATTAAGGTTGTAGCTTTACAAGGTTTAAACGGAACTAATAAAGTTTATGCAATGCGTTTAAGCAACTTGTTCTTAGGAACAGATTTATTAAACGAAGAAGAAAAGTTTGAAATTTTCTATGCAAAAGAAGCTGATCAAGTTCGTTTTGTATCTGAATTCAAAATGGGTGTAAACGTAGCGTTCCCTGATGAGATCGTTAAGTTTATCTTAGCATAATTATACGGGGTGTTGAAATATACACCCCTTTTTTTAAAAATATTAAATTAATTAACAATGGCGTGCGCATTAACACAAGGATACACTTTAGACTGCCGTGATAGTTTAGGTGGAATCGTTGAGGTTTATTTTACTGAGGCTGCAAACGTAACTACTTCAACTGAAGCAAGCGGTGTAATTACTGCTTTAACTAAGGCTACAGGAAAACGTTTTTGGAAATATGCTTTAGTGAAAGATACTTCAATGTTTAACCAAACAATGACTGCATCCGTAGCAAACGGAACAGTGTTCTATGGTCAGGAATTACAAATAGTTTTAAACAAACTACAAACTAACACAAGAAATGAATTACTTTTGTTAGCACAAAATAGCTTAGTTGCGGTTGTAAAAGATAGCAACGGAATCTATTGGTATTTAGGAAAAACACGTGGTATTGATTTGACTGCAAACGCAGCTTCAACAGGTACTGCACAAGGCGATAGAAGTGGTTTCACTTTAACCTTTACGGGTTCTGAACCTGCATTAGCACCAAGCGTTAACCAATCAGTTTATTCTGCTTTGGAAACACCTGGTTCATAAGTTTGTTTTTCATAGGTTTATAGGTTTGCCGCCGGTCATTAATTTGGTCGGCGGTTTTTTTATAAAGTAATGTTATAACTTGACAATATTATAATAAAGTAAAGCTAAAACTTAACATATTAGCGTTATTTGTCTACTATGTGCAACAAATTGCTATTTTCTCTATATACTAATATGATCAGGTTAACAAAGGGACAAACCCAAAGTATTATTTTAACATTAACTGAAAAGCAGTTACTAACTAATCCAAACTATTTATTTGTCTTTACAAATAGAAGCGCGAATACAGAGGTAAAGTTTGTTATGTTAAACGCTACTGATATAAGTTTGTACAAGGATAGGTACAATGAATTTAGCATTGTTACGAATACTAATTTTGGTAGTTCCTTAAATGGTCAATACGATTATGAGGTTTATGAACAGGCAAGTACTACGAATACAAATCCTGCCGGATTAAATATGATCGAATCAGGAATAATGGAATTAGTCGGTACACCTTTTGCGTTTACTGAATATTCAACAACAGACACTTATAAAATAAGACAATAATGGATTTAAGAGTATTAACATTTGCGGAAGCTAAGCAGCCTGAATTTAAAGAAAAGAAGGGCGAAGGATATATTCAGTATGGCGACCGCAACGATTATCCTAATTATTTAGTTGACCTTTTTAATAAGTCAGCAAAGCATAACGCTATTATTAAAAGTAAGGTGCATTATATTAGCGCGAACGGATGGAAAGGAAGCCCTGAAGCAGAAACCTTTATTAAGAAGGTTAACCGAATGGAAAGCCTTGAAGATTTAACGCGTAAAGTATCTTTAGATGCTGAATTATTTGGCGGCTATTATTTAGAAATAATTTGGTCAGTTACTAAGCAATTAGCTGAAATATGGCATTGTGATTATACAAAGGTTCGTACTAATAAAGATAATACGCAATTTTGGTATAAAGAGGAATGGAATGATAGAAACGAAAAACCTATGGTTTACGGCGCTTTTAATCCGGCTAATCCCGTTGGCAAGCAAATCCTTTATGTTAAAGAATATCGCCCGAATATGGGTTACTATTCTTTGCCTGGTTATTTTGGCGCGCTTAATTATATCGAATCAGATATTGAAGTTTCTAAGCACGTTTTAGGAAATGCACAAACAGGATTTAGCGCGAGTAAGTTAATTACCCTTCCAAATGGCGAACCTTCAGATGAAGAAAAACGCAATATTGAGAAAAGATTTACAAATAGATTTAGCGGATCGGATGGTAAGAAGTTTATTTTAGCTTTCGTAAATGATAGCCAAAGAAAACCAATAGTTGACGATTTAGGAACTTCAGATATTACAAAAGAGGATTTCGGGCGCGTTGATTCTTTAATTCAAACTAATATATTTAGCGGGCATCAAATTACTACGCCTTCGATCTTTGGTATTGCAGAGGCGGGTAAATTAGGCAGCCGTTCCGAAATGCGTGACGGGTATGAAATATTTAAGAATACTTATGTAAATAGTAAGCAGATGCACCTTGAAAGTGTATTCAATATGCTTGCTAAATTTAGAGGGATAGCAGAACCTGAATTAAGTATTATTCCAACAGAGCCGATCGGGTTCGAATTTACTGAAAACCTATTAAAAGAAATAGCGCCAAAAGAGTGGTTACTTGAAAAGGCGGGGATCGATATGACTAAATATCAGCCCGTTGCTCAACAAGCGCAATTTAAAGACGATTTTAGCGTGTTTTTCGAGTTCGGTGAGGCTAAGGATGGTTTTAATATTTGGAGGCAAAGAAAGCGCTTTAATGACGATTTAGAATATCAGATGTTTGCAGAGGTAAGCCAATTACAGGCTAATGTTCTTGACTTAATGTCTAAGGATAAAAGAATAACGCCGGAAATATTAGCTACTACCCTTGATCAAAATATAGATACTATTAATCAAGTTATAAAAACTTTAATTGAGAATGGTTACGTTGAAGTAAAGGAATACGCAATCGGCGAAGGCTATGATGAGAATATAATTACAGAGCATATTTTAACTGCGCCTTTAGGGGATATTTTAGTAAAGATTAAACCACAAACAAAGGAATTATTAATCCGCTATTCTTACGAATGGAAAGAAGGATTTAGTAAAGCAGATATAGATACAAGCCGACCTTTTTGTAAATATTTATTAGAGGCAGGTAAGATGTATAGCCGTTCAGAAATAGAAACAATTAGTGCGCGCTTAGGTTATTCTGTATTCGATCGTGGTGGCGGTTGGTATACAGAACCGGACGGCAATCATTCCCCAAGTTGTAGGCACGAATGGATTTCAAACATAGTAACAAGAAAATAGAATGAGCAAGAACACATTATTTATATCAGTTCAATCTATTAAGGATAGAACAGGACTGCACGCAAACGTAGATGAAAAATTAGTTTTACCTGAAATTAAAACGGCGCAGGATATGTACATTTTGCCGGCTTTAGGATCAGCGCTTTATAACGAATTACAAACGGCAGTTGATAGCAATACATATACAAATTTACAAACGACTTTATTAGATGATTACATTGTAGATTGTTTAATCTATTTCGTAATGTCTGAATTACCGCAAGGATTATCTTATCAATTCTATAATAAAGGATTGATTAGAAAGTCGGGTGAGAATCAAGAAAACCCTTCTATGCAGGATATGATTGACGTAGCGAATAGATACAGAGCAAGGGCAGAATTTTATAAGCAAAGACTTATTAAATACTTAAAACAAAATAACGCTTTATATCCTAATTATTTAAACTTTGGTAGCGGCATTGATTCAATTAAGCCGGATAACGAAGGGTACACTGTTTCAATGTGGTTAGGTGATGCCTGTTGCAATGATGATTACGAAGGCAAGCACAAGAAAACATTTGAAGAAAGGTATCAAGGTAATATTGGTTGCTGCTAAATATGAGTAAACAAGTAACAATTAAAAACCAAACTAAACTTAAGGTTTATTTGGAAAAAGCAAAAAAGAATGACATTAAACCAAATAGTCAAAGAACTAACAACGATAGGCAACGCCCACGAACAAATTAATTTTGTTTATTTCGGGGATGTTTGGGAAAGATTAAGCAATGGTGAGGTAACTTACCCTGCAATGTTCTTTACTTTAACAGGCGCAAATGTTGGTCCTAAAGAAATAGCATATTCTTTTAGTCTTTATTTTATGGATCGTATGCTAATGGAAGAAACTAATGAAACGGAAGTTTTATCAGATATGACGCAGGTAGCGGGTGATATTGTCGCGCAATTAAGATACCCTGAAGATTATTCGATCGTAACGTGGACTTTAAGTCAAAACCTTCCTGTTACTTTTTATACAGAAAGTGATCCGGATTTATTAGCAGGGGTAAAATTAGATGCTACACTAAGCGTTCCTTTTATTAACAATAGGTGTCAAGTACCTTCAAATTATAATTATTAATGGAATCAAAAAAAATAAACCAATTAGCAACGGAATTAACCCCTGCGCTTTCTGATTTAACAATCATAGGTGATCCTACGACAGGGATAAGTAAAAAGATTACGCTTTCACAAATGGCGTCTTTATTTACGGGTACAGTTGAAGAATACGCAAACTTTGCGGCATTCCCTTTGGTTGGTGTTGCTGATACAATTTATATTGCCTTAGATACAAACATTTTGTATCGTTGGAATACAGGGACAAATGCCTATGTAGAATTGTCACCAAATATTGTATCTTCTTTGGTGTTTAACGACGCGAATGGATTTGACGGAACTATTAATTTAGTTGGTTCAGTTGCGACCTTAACAATTACGACTGCATTAACAACCGGTTCAGTTGGTTTTAT